CAGGAAGACAGTTAAGCGTGTAGTCATGACCGTTCCTTACAATGCTAAACCGTACTCAAACAGGACGTACATCAGTGACGCCTTGAAGGAGAAAGGTTTAACGTATGCCAAAGAAGACACAGACAAACATGCAATTCAAACTGATGTTTGGTCTAAAGGCGGACGGTTCTACACCAAATCCGATCTAACTCAAACAGTTAAGGCGGTCAGGGACGCAATGGAAGTTGTAGTTCCTGGTCCAATGGCTGTGATGACATGGATCGAAAGTGAGGTAGCTGAGGCTATCAAACGTGGTGCAACTGAGTTAACATGGACAACACCTTCTGGGTTTGTCGTTACTCAACGTCTGATGAAACCAGAGATACAACGTATTGAGTTACAGTTGCTTGGCACTTGTAACCTACGTGTTGCTGTTGGTGACTCTGACCAGGTTGACTTACTGCATCACAAGAATGCAACAGCTCCTAACCTTATCCATTCGCTCGATGCCAGCCTGATACACTTATCGGCGCTGCGCTTCGATGCACCCATTGCACTTATCCATGACTCTGTGTTATGCAGAGCCACGGACATGTCCACGCTATCTACCATGGTACGTGAGACATACATGCACCTGTTCGCAGAGCATGACTTTCTTCATGACTTCGCATCTCAAATAGGTGCGGAGACTGACCCACCGATTGTAGGCGACCTTAAGCCTGAGTCGGTTATCGAATCCACCTACTTTTTCTGTTAATGGCACAAACCATCCACAAGACCGAACAGCCTGTTGTCCTTGAAGGGTTCCAAGCTGTACTGAAGCCTGGCAAGTTTGGTTACAAACTGTCTGCGCTGCTCGATCAAGACACTATCAACACGCTTGAAGATGAGCGTACTGAACTGCTCAAGTGGGCAGAATCCAAACTGAAGAATCCCAAGCGTTCCACCCTCAAGCCTGAGCCTTGGGAAGAAGTGAAGGACGGACAGTATCAAGTCCGCTTCAGTTGGAATGATGAGACCCGTCCTCCCGTTGTTGATACGGAAGGCAAGGTCATTACTGATGAAGATACCCCGCTGTATGGTGGATCGAAAGTCAAGCTTGCATTCCGTCAGAAGCCATACATCCTCAAGGACGGTGTGACCTATGGCACTAGCCTGAAGCTTGCTGGTGTACAGGTGATTGCACTCAATACGTCCGCTGGTGTAGACACTGGTGATCTGGATGATGCATCCGTGGCTGAGTTGTTTGGTAAGACTGCTGGTTTCAAGGCAGCCGACCCTAATGTGACTCCTTCTGCTGATGTAACGGAGGACGACGACTTCTGATGTTTAGATCAGGCTTAGAGGGTAAGGTCGCTGACCTTCTCTCTAGCTTGAAAGTTAAATACGAATACGAATCACGCAAACTCGCATACATTCTTGAATGCAACTACATCCCAGACTTTCTTTTGCCGAATGGTATCTTTCTAGAAGTGAAAGGACGCCTGACAAGCGAGGATCGCCGCAAGATGATCGCAGTGAAGAAGAGCAATCCCGACTTAGATATTCGGTTCGTCTTTCAAGCACCCTTTAACAAGATCTACAAAGGGTCCAAAACCACCTATGCGAAGTGGTGCGAGAAGCACGGCTTTCCATGGACTTCATACCAATCCATCCCAATCTCATGGCTAACCTAAAGTACGGCTCAGTTGAGTTCTATTGTGAGCATTTCAGTGACTTGCTTGCTGATGTTGACGGTGAAGAACCTGCTACTGCTGACAACATCATTCAAGGGTTTCTGACTTCTGTTGACGAATGGTTTGATTATCACGAACGACAAGCTAATGCATACGCACAACTCCGACAGCGAGTTCGTGAGGCACTTGCCGTGTAACAATTGTGGCTCATCAGATGCAAACTCTTTGTATTCTGATGGGCATACTTTTTGCTTTTCGTGCAATTCGTACGATCACACCGAAGAAGTTGTTCACACTCACAAAATGTCCACCAATGTACAGTTACGCGGATCAGCCGAGCGGCTGCAAAAACGACGTATCTCAGAAAAAGTCTGTCAACAATACCGAATCCACAAAGACGGTGACGTTTTACGCTTCTATTATTTCAGCGAGTCTGGAGTACTTGAAGGCTGTAAAGTAAAGACTAAAGACAAAGTATTCACTTACGAAGGCAATGTCCCCGGAACACTCTTTGGACAACATTTGTTTCCCGCCACTGGAAAACGAGTTGTCATTACAGAAGGCGAACTCGATGCAGCTTCATGTCAAGAAGCTATGCCGGGTTGGCCGATGGTATCGTTACCTAGCGGTGCCGCTTCGGCCAAGAAGTCGATTCAACGGGTTATCCCCTGGCTCCAGGGTTATGAGGAGATTGTCCTGTTCTTCGACAATGACGAGGCAGGCCGTAAGGCGACGGAGGAAGCAGCAAGCGTACTCCCACCTGGCAAGTGCAAGATTGCATCGCTCCCGAATGATTACAAAGATGCGTCAGACGCCCTCGTTGCCAATGACGCTCAAGCGATTCGTGAGTCTATTTGGAATGCAAAACCTTACCGTCCAGATGGGATCGTTGATGGCAAAAGCCTCTTCGAGCTTGTAACTACACCACTCCCACCTTCTGATCATGACTACCCCTTTGTGGGACTACAAAATAAACTTCACGGGATCAGATACGGCGAGCTTATTACAATTACTGCAGGATCTGGTATTGGTAAATCCAGCTTCTGTAGAGAGTTGGCAACTCACCTTCTCAGTTCCGGTGAACGAGTTGGATACTTGGCTCTCGAAGAGAGCAACCGAAGAACAGCTCTTGGACTAATGTCCGCTGCTGTTGGAAAATCACTACACCTTGGAGAACATGAACGATCTGATCTCACCAAAGCATATCAAGACACTCTTGCTAATTGGAACCTCTTTCTTTTCGACGGCTTTGGTTCTTTTGATCCTGATCTCATCTACAACCGAATTGAATACCTGGCAACAGGTCTTGATGCGAGGATCATCTTTCTAGATCACCTCAGCATCCTGTTATCCGGTCTTGACGGTGATGAACGCCGCATGCTCAGACGTACATCTAACGACACTAACCATGAGGAAGGAGCACGTGTTACACTTGGACAGCTGCGTGGAAGCGCGGCAATTGCACAACTCTCTGACGGAGTTATTGCACTCGAACGCAATCAACAGGCCGCAACTGGAAGAAGTGATACAACAGTGCGAGTCCTTAAAAATCGCTATTCGGGCGAAGTTGGTGTCGCGTGTAATCTGAGCTACGATTTATCCACCTGTAAATTCCATGAAACTCAACCAGAACAAGAGTTCGACCCCAGTACAGACTTTTGAAGATTACGGGTTCGCTTACTTCTATGAGCAGAAGGATGGCAGCATCTTGACTGCTATCCCTCCCAACCCTCCCACTCCTGAAGCCGTAGCACGAGCACAGTTCGTTGACAAGACGTACGTGTGGCACGGTAAATGACTACCCTGATCTTTGACTTAGAAACTAACGGGTTATTGTATGATCTCTCCTGTATTCATTGTCTGGTCATCCACGATCTCGAAGCTGACCAAACACTTGTGTACAACGATCAAGGTAATCAAGAACCTGTTGTCCGTGGTATTGCCCGACTTGAAGAAGCCGACTGTATCACCGGACATAACATAATCGGGTACGACATACCCGCAATCAAGAAGCTGTATCCCTGGTTTGAACCATCGGGTAAGGTCGTTGATACGCTGCTTCTCTCACGTCTGTATCATACAGATCTCCTTGCTATCGACAAGAAGCGTAACTGGAAACACATGCCAGTGAAGCTGTATGGTCGCCACTCCCTTGAAGCCTACGGCTACCGCCTGGGTGAGTATAAAGGTGAGTTCGGAAAGACTACTGACTGGAAAGAATGGTCAGAAGATATGCAAGAGTATTGCGTACAAGACGTTACTGTTACTCGTAAATTATGCGAACACTTCCACCCCTACCTGACTGGTGCACGTTAGAACATCAGGTAGCACAAATCCTCACCCAACAAGAACTGCATGGCTGGTACTTCGATGAGCAACAAGCATATGAGCTTGAGTCTTCTCTCCGAAGCGAACTGGAATCTCTTACAGGATCACTACGAGAAAGGCATCCTCTCATTGCAGGATCGGAATTTACTCCTAAGCGAAATAACAAAACTTCTGGCTACATTGAAGGATGCC